GTTGTTAGTCAGCCCCCAGTGGAATGGAGGTCAAGTCCCCTTATGGGGACCTGCTTAATGATTTGGTAGCCATGGAATGGCATCAAACATCACGCAAGCCTTTATTTCACTCCTCGCTTCTCATAGTCGTCTACAACGACAGTCTTTCGATCCTATCGTGTAAACAATTAATCAAAGAACTCCATCCTATAGTGTGGCTTTCGGCACACACCAAGATAGAGCACGAGGTTCGTTAGATAAAGGTACGGTCGCACCTGGTATCTTGTACCATGCGAACAAACCGTAAGCGATGCTCTTTGTCACAACCAAGACAACGTGATCAAGAGCTCTGGACAAGTGCAGTCCAGAGAGTAAGAAGAGACCCTTACTCTGACTATCACTTTCGTAATAACAAGAGAAAAGGTCTTACCAACCTTAGTCTTTAAAGCCGTAGATTGATAACCGGCCGGTAATGGTTAAAACATAGTACTAGGAGTGGCAATCTGCTACAGAAAGGCAGACCTAGTACCATATCTCAGCCACAACCAACTGACGGAAATTAGTTACGAAGTCGAGGATAAATTTGCAGAACCTTTACAGAACAACTCTATGGAGTAATCCATAAAGAGGTCACCGTAAGTGGTTGATGCAGCTGAATCCATAAGACCAAGTAACAAACCCTGGTACAAATGAGAAGCTTCTGGAGAGCCAACAGAATTGATCAAACCGGAGTTTGCAATCCCACAGACTAACGCAGGACCATCAGCATAGTACGCAGTATGCATGCGTGGGACGACCTTCACGTCGAACGCACCATTTCCCGTCACAGGAACTGACATCGAATAAGTCATTCGAGAAACTACCGCAGTGGATAAACCACTAAAGTCCGTAAATTCATCAGAGACGAGTAAACGAACATCTGGATAGTATGCAAAGAACAACTTTCCAGCAGTAGTCGACGGACAACTTGTAAGATATCTAAATCGGAGCGACTTAAAACGATACCAGATATAAGGAATACCCAGTGTCGCAATATCAGTCGGAAGTCCATATGCTATATCGGCTGAAGGACCGATAAACATTCCAAGAATATTGGAACCGTTAGCAAAGCCAGCTGGCGTGTTGAGAACACCCAACTTAGTAGCTAAACCAACGATTGGAGAAATCCGATGAGTTCCAACGATCTCAATACCAGCACCCAGAGATGAATCAAAAACAGAACGAATAGTAGCTTGCGCTACCGCCGAACTGATATTCTGAACCATAATCGGAGCGTTGACACCAAGAACGGTTTGAGAAAGGCCGCCGGTACGCCGAAGTGTACCCACAGCTCCCTTCCTCTGTGCATTTATTAACGCCGTTGCAGTCAGCGTCTTCTTACCCTTTCCACGAGCGAGTTTCTTTTTTCGCGCCATGTATGGGATCCGACAGCGCGACCGTCGGACTGTACATCTGAGAAATAGAGGTCTTCAGAGGACAGGAGCAAAAGTCAATTAAGACCCCATTAGGACAGGTGCGCCAGCACATCATCTACGCGAGTAGAGATTACTCCCTACTTATCCTAACGTTAAGCTCAACACTCACTCTATAAGAAGACAATTAAACAAGAACTGAAATAACCTCTTGCGAAGAAACTCCAGCTCTCATCAAATCTCTCTCAAAGCGGTTCCACACCCACTTTGAGAAACATCTATCAACCGTGCAGTCTCTCGACACTCCCAAAGAACGTTGAATCAAAGAAGACCTTGATTCTTGATCAACCCAAGAAGGGAAGAACAAAACATCCTTTGTTGGTACGGAATTATTGAGGACTCCGTTGATAAGCTCGGAACCCACCGTTTTGGTTGATGAATCCTCAGACCCCATAGGAATATTATGCACTCTTTGGAGTGACAAAACTTCAAAAGAATCGAAGTCATAGCCCTTCTTAAGGACACCATGTGGAAGGTGTTTCTTAAGGATTGACCGAAATATTCCTGCCCCGCTAACCAAGAGATCATCCTGGTTATCTCTTACCAATTTGCGGTAAGCCAAAGGCCCGATAGACATCGAGTCTTTGATATCAAGGGGGATTTCACTGACGTCGGGGTTCGAGATCGTTGAAGGACGGAAAGTAACGATCCCAAACTTATTTGGCAAGAGTGTATATCTAGAATCTAGACGTGCACCCTGTGAGACGAAATGTACAGTCTGACGACTGTAATCGCGGACTTTAACGTCTCCAACAAACATCCGGTTCATTGCTTCCAAGGCCACGGCACGCTGAAGTCGTGTTTGGGTGAAATGTACACCAAAGCGGGTTAAATTAACACCAAGACCACCCATGGGTATGGGCATCCCAATATTAATCATACCAGCTTGAGTTACACCTCGAACCCATTCCTTATTATAGAAAAGAAATCGATCATAAGCCCGTTGAGGACTCAAGGCCGACTTCAAAACTAAAGTGAGGACGGAGGACATAGGCAGATTTCTCTGCTGGGTTCTCCCCACAACTTTGTGCTGCCCAATAAGGAGACCAGTTGCAAAGTATTCCATTTTAACTAAGAACAAGTTAAAAGGACCCATTGCAGAAGTACAATGAGGAAAACTACTAACCTGAAACAATTCAGAGTTAATAGTGAAGAACTGTCTAGACAGCCAGTTCTTCCCTAAAGACTTCTCGAATCCAAAAACTGGTAGGAAAGAAGACCAATGTTGATACATCCTATCTCCAGAAACTGGGAATAAGATATCATCTCCATTAATCTGGCAAAGTCCATGCCAAAGATTTTCCATAAAGACCTTCTTGGTTAGGGAAGGCCCAAACTCCTCTGGAGGCATTCTCCGAGATGCCATCACGACACAAACAAAATTTGCAATACAGAGCAGAGGGAAGGACAGAACCGAACCCATCAATTGACCATTTAACTGAGGAACACGAAGTTCCATGTTCTGTTCATCATAAAAATCATAAAGGTCATGTGATTTTATGTCAGTCAGTGATGGTAAGTTGTCACCACGGTAAATCAAATGTCCATATTCAAGAAGTGATGAAAGACAATCCAAAACCTCAGCTGGATGCGAGGTCAAGAACCGAGTTAAATCATTTCTTCCGTCAAAGGCGGACAGTCTAAACTTAGAAAGTAAGACTGAGAAAATAGACATCGTCACATTTATGTTGAGTTTATCAGTCGCAGCTGAATAATCCCCAGAAACGAAACTGGGACCTAATCCATCTTCAGAAACTCCAAAGGTGGAAAAGGCAGTAGAAACCAAAGTTCGCAAGGTCTCTACATCAACTGGATGACCAATAAATTCAAACATAGGTAATCCGCGGAGGAAGCTATGTATAGCTTTCTGAAGCCCACGGGCCAACCATTGTAACACAGCTGGTCCTTTCGTTATTACTCTAAGCTTCAAAGGCTCAAGAATCCCCTGAACTACCCAGTCAGCACCTAAGCCGGCTCGGTAATTAGAAGAAGCTTGTTCAAGGCTTCGAACAACTTCATGATAATCAGGAGGATTGAAATATTTTTCGGACATCTCAACCTCTGAATCTGCTCCATTCAAGGTAATCTTCAAAAGCTCATCCCTAGAACCGAACGCATGCGTAAGATCATAGAGAAAAGAAGATGAACCACCCTCAGCTACCGATGCCTCAAGACATGCGGCAGTGGAAGGATCATATCCAACCACAGGTGAAGGCCATGATGTCCCAATCAAATCGAAAGGACTCCAAGAAAAATCCTGAAGAACTTCCGAAGTGATTGCTTCTATCTCATCTAAAATTTCCTCCGACAAGCCTCGCGGCTTGCTGGAGAGAATCTTAGCATGATCTGCTAATTTCAGAAATAAAAGCAGCATTGATAGGAGCACAGGCTCTCTTAACTTGACTGAGAGACCACCCTAACTGAGTTCTCCGCAAAGAGGATCCAGTACGAAGTAGTCTCTTAATTAAGCGAAGAAGTGGACCTGAAAGGATTTGCTGAAAATCCTTGGGAAGCTCAGATTGCTGCAGAGCATAGGCAGCAGCCCAGGCACACCACGACTTGATTAACTTGACAAACTTTGCTTCTGACCGATCAAAAAGACCAGCAAGTCGCGATAAGTTGCCAAAATATGACGACCAAAGACGAGATCGAGTCTTGGGCGTCACCCGAAAGAAACTCACTCGATAGTCACAAAGCACCTCTCGTACGCCATTAAAAAACAGCATACAGGAAGTGAGTTTATCTCTCCTTGAGAGAAAATAAACTGTTCTGTGACTACTATCCTCGAGAAAGTTCGAAAGGAAAATTCCAAACGAACTCAACCAAGGAAAGTAACGGGCCAGCTCTTTATGCAAGTCAACCTCAGACTTAGGCGGGCAACCATTATACTTGCAGAAGCTAGTACAATAGTGTCTCGGATAAGAGTGGAACGTGAATTGCATACACCAATCGAAATTACTCCGAGCAGGATTAGTCGATGAAGACCATTCCCACTCAGGAATAAACTCGAGAAGTGGATCACCTTCCTGAACAAGACGGACGCTCAAAGAGTCGTCCAGCTTAACAGGAAGTCCTAGGGTATCCTTTCCTAGGAGAAGGCGTACAACCAAATCATTCAGCTTTTCTTCCCTCCGAAGAGAGTTGAAGTCTGTCATG